TAGTTTGCTCTGGCGGCCTAAACTCCAATGAAAACCATTTGGAGTTGTCCGACAATCAGCCGGGCGCAGCCACGCGCCTAGTGAATTATGAAGTTAGCTTGTATGGTGGGTACCGCCGCATTGAAGGTTTTACAGAATACAATAGTAGTTATCCAGAAGTAGGCGCAGGCGTAGCAGAAGGGCCAGTACTATGTACGGCCATCTTTAAAAGTGATACGCAAGGCACCATAGTCATTGCGGCCCGAAAAGACATTGGCGCCGCCACATACAGCTTTTATAGGCATGTGCCTAATGCCGCATGGGTAAAATACGATTTGACTGCTGCCGCATTAAGCCATGCTACAGATATTGTGCGTGCCACTACAGATGGCGTAGGTACGGTCAATAAGATCCGATTTACTAAATTTAACTTTGGATCTTCTTTAACTGGAGTGGCAGGCGCATCCACAAACCTAATTGTTTTTGTAGATGGGGTTAATCATGCGATCATTACGGATGGGGTCCACTGGGACTTACTCAAGTCCACAGGGAATGGCACGCCGCATACGCCCGGTGGTGCTGCGGTACTAAACAAACCATCCTTGGTAGATAACTTTGAAAACCATTTGTTTTTGGGCGGCGATAGAACTGCCGAATCAGTGGTAGCTCATTCTGCACCAAACGAGGCCATAAACTTTAATGTAAATGACGGCGCAGGGCAGTTATCGGCAGGATTTGATGTTGTTCAGTTTAAACCGTTCCGCGACAACCTTTTTGTTTTTGGCGAAAACGCCATCAAGAAAGCATCCCCCGATACGACTGCAGGCTTTGTACTAGATAACGTAACAGCAAATGTAGGCTGTATCGCTAGGGATAGTGTAGTAGAGATTGGGGGCGACCTAGTCTTTTTGTCGCCGGATGGATTCCGCCCTGTGGCTGGTACAAGCCGCATTGGTGACGTAGAAATAGAATCCATTTCCAAGAATATTCAGCAGTTGCTGACGGATTTACCTATTACGTATGACCTAGACAATTTAAATGCCGTAGTGTTGCGTTCCAAGTCCCAAGTACGATATTTTATTGGTGATGATTCGCGCACAGTAGACGCCAGTGTAGGAATTATAGGTGGATTGCGTTCTGCAGATCAGCGGCTAGGCTGGGAATTTGGCGAACTACTTGGTATACGCGCATCTTGCTGCGATTCGGCGTATGTCAGCGGGGTAGAACTTGTACTGCATGGTGACTATGACGGCAAGGTGTACAAGCAGGAATCCGGCAAAAGTTTCAATGGCGCCGACATAGTTGCCATTTACACTACGCCGTACTTTGATTTTGGCGACACAGAAACGCGCAAGGTATTTAGAAAGGTAAATACATTTGTGCGTGCTGAAGGCCCAATAACCATGAATATGTCCCTTACATACGATTGGGACGATCCTAGGGTTACTAGACCGTCTACATATACTCAAGATTCAGCGGGCGCCCCAGTAAAGTACAATACGCTAGGAATTATTTACGCAGGCACAAACGTAAACTATGGCGGCACAGACAAACCAATTATTGTTACGCCCATTCAAGGTAGTGGCTACGCTGTTCAGCTTACTTACGTGACGCTTGGGGTATTTGATTCGTATTCGATCCAAGGAATGGTGTTTGAATTTTCTGTGGCGGGCAGAAGATAACGTAAAAAGGAATTACTAATGGCCGGATACACTAGACAATCAGTAGCTGATATCATCAACGGCGCAAATATTACTGCGCCGCCGCTCAATTCTGAATTCAATCAGTTGCAGGCAGCCTTTGCGGCCAGTACTGGGCATTCACATGACGGTACTACAGGCAATGCGCCCCTAATCAATCTGGCTACTTCTGTCAGTGGGTACTTGCCTGCGGCCAATGGTGGGTCAGGCGGCCTAAATAATCTTACGGCTACTACCAATCCCACCATTACCAATGATACAGGGTCAGGTTATGCAGTAGGATCTGTATGGGTCAATACCAGTACAGATGAATGCTTTGTCTGTACGGATGCTACAGCAGGGGCGGCCATCTGGCAAAAAACTGTATTTGAATATGCTAACTCCATTAAGCCTTTAGCCACTAATACAGTTGACCTTGGTACGTCCAGCCTTAAATACAAAGATATTTACATTGATGGGACAGGCTACCTTGATGCTTTAAGTGTATCGGGCGCATCTACGTTTACTGGAACAGTGACTACTGGCAATATTAGCCAGACTTCTGGTACAGCGACTTTTGCGACAGTAGATGTAAATGGGGGCGCAATTGACGGCACGGCCATTGGCGCAACAACGCCTACTACTATTGTAGGTACGACCATCACAGCCAACACTGGGTTTACTGGGAATCTTACCGGAAATGTCACATACACTTCTGGTACGCCAACTTCCACATTCTACAACGTAACCGTCAATGGCACGCTGAATGCGCCCAACAGTAATATTACTGGGAACATTACGGCTACCACAGGTACATCTACATTCAATAATCTGACGATTACTGGCACGTTGGACATGGATGCCAATACGGCGTCAACGATTACTGGATTAAGTGCGCCAACCAGCAGTACAGATGCGGCTACAAAAGCCTATGTAGACACTAGCATTTCAAATCTTATTGATTCGGCTCCGGGCGCACTAGACACGCTTAATGAGTTGGCGGCGGCCTTAAATGATGATGCTACCTTTTACGATAAGGTAGTACTGAAAACTGGCAGCACCATGACCGGAACCTTGGACATGGGCGCTCAAAAGATTACTACTACATACACACCAACCAATGGAGTAGACCTAACCACCAAAACTTATACGGACGCTACGTTCTTGAAGTTGGCAGGCGGTACAATGACAGGCGGCATTACGATGGGGGCCAATGTAATTAGCGCCACCTATACGCCGACCAATACAAGTGACCTGACTACCAAGACTTATGTAGACAGTATTTTAGGTTCCGCTACGGCTGCGTCTGCATCTGCGGCGGCAGCGGCTACTTCAGAATCTAATGCGGCCACATCTGAATCAAATGCGGCTACTTCAGAATCTAATGCGGCCACATCCGAAACAAACGCTTCCAATTCGGCGTCTAGTGCGTCTACATCGGCCACCAACGCCGCTTCTTCAGAAAGTAATGCCCTAACCTACAAGAACGCCGCAGAAGCCGCCTACGACAGTTTTGACGATAGATATCTGGGCGCAAAAGCTTCTGCGCCATCTACAGACAATGACGGCAACGCGCTATTGGATGGTGCTTTGTACTGGGATACTACCCTTAATGTACTGCGTGTCTATGACTTGGGAGGTACTGCTTGGGCTACTATTGCGGATGCAGATGACGTAGCTATTGTGGCGACCAACATTACGGACGTAAATACTTTTGCGGCGCGTTATCGGATTGGTTCGGCTGATCCTACTACATCTTTGGATACTGGCGATTTGTTTTATAATACGACTAGTACACAGCTAAAGGTTTATAACGGAACAGGTTGGGAAGTGAGCGTAGCTGCAGGATCTGGCACATTATTTTCTGTTAATAATCTGTCAGATGTTTCTAATGCCGCTACGGCGCGTACAAATTTAGACGTAGATCAAGCTGGGACGGCCCTAGCCCTTTCCATAGCATTAGGATAAATACGGTATATTATGGCAAACACATTCAAGAATTCCGTCACTGCGTCTGTAGGTACATCGGCGACTGATGTATATACTACGCCTGCCCTAACAACCACTACTGTGATTGGCGCAGCCGTATCAAATCGGACGGCGTCACCTATCAGTGTGGACGCTACTGTGACGGATACAAGCGGAGGTGTTACGGCCTACTTGGTAAAGGCGGCCCCTGTAGTTTCTGGGGGGGCGCTTGTACTGATTGGCGGCGATCAAAAGGTAGTACTAGAAACAGGCGATAAGATTACGGTGACTAGCGATACGGCGTCATCGGCGGATGTAGTAATTTCAGTATTGGAGCAAACCTAATGGCTTACATCGGAAGACAACCTGCGGCTGCGCCACTTACGTCCGCAGACATTACAAATGGCATTATTGTAAATGATGATATTGCGGCAGATGCTGCAATTGCTCAGACCAAGCTAGCTACCTTATCTATTTCAGACAGCAACATTGCTGATGGTGCTTTGGCGCAAGCAAAGATCAGTGGATTGAGTACAGCATTGAGTGGCAAGCAGCCGTTGGATGCTGGGTTGACTTCAATCAGTGGGCTAACCACAGACACTGACAAAATGATCTACACAACTGCCAGTGACACCTATGCCGTGGCGGATCTGACAACTGCAGGACGGGCGCTATTGGATGATGCGGATGCAGCGGCCCAACGTACTACACTTGGGTTAGTTATTGGTACAAACGTCCAAGCCTATAATGCTAATCTTGCTGACTTAACTGCTGATCAGACATTTACTGGGGGCAATCGTGGCACAGTCACAGTAGCCAATACTGCCAGTTTTGACATGGATACCACCAACAACTTTTCTTGTACGCCAACTGCCAACTACACGATTACTTTTACAAATATTACGGCAGGACAGTCTGGCAATATCTACATAAACAATGCGACTAACTATACTGCTAGCAAAGCGGCATCCGTAAAACTAGGAACAGCAGATTTAACTACCTTATCGGCAACAGGGGAATACTGGCTGTCGTACTTTGCGCCAAGTGCTTCTGTTGTGCTGGTATCAGTAACTGCCGCTCTTAGCTAACAAGGTCAGGTAAAAGACGATGAGTATTATACAAGGCACAGCAAAAAGTGGTGGCGCTACTGCAGAAAGCTTCTACGACTACCCGATTGAGCAGTCATTACGGTTTGATGGGAGTAGTTATTTGAGTAGGACGTTTGGGAGTCCTACAGATGGCACTAAATATACGCTTAGTTTTTGGGTTAAAAGAAGTGCTTTAGGGTCTGATCAATTTATTACAGGTCGTTTGGTTTTGCCATACTATGACGCTGGGAGTAATTTTAATACCGGAGACAATATTATTATTGGCGATCACAATGCTGGTAAAATAACGTCAAGTGCTAAGTTTAGAGACACCTCTTCGTGGTATCATTTTATTTCTCAAAGAAATGACGCTAATGGGAATTTAGTTTTGTGGGCAAATGGAGTTAAGGTTCAAGAGACTGCAGTAACTGGAGCAACATCTTATAATTCCGCAGGAACTAATGTTATAGGAGCACTTTATGACGGTAGTAGTTATTTGTTTTATTTAAACGGTTACCTAGCCAACATCCAATTCATTGACGGGCAAGCGTTAGACCAATATTTCTTTGGCGAATTTAAAGACAATATTTGGGTTCCTTATAACGCATTTTCAACTGCTGGATCTGGAACGGCTACCGCATCAGACAGCGATACGGCAACAGATAGCTACGGCACAAACGGATTTCATTTAGACTTTGCGGATTCATCTAACATTGGTAATGACGTTTCCGGTAATAATAACGATTGGACAGTAAACTAATATGGCATTTAGCACACACGATATTGTATCGGACAGTCCAACGAATAATTTTGCAACTTTGAATCCTTTAGATGCTACAAGTACAATTACGTTTGATAAAGGAAATCTAAATTGTATACATAGCCAAAATGTATGGGGTAATGTCAGAGGCAGTATGGGCTTTAATAGTGGAAGATATTATTGGGAAGCAAAACAAACTGTAGCATCTTCAACATTTTTTGGGTTTAGTGATGATTTTTATATTTATACAAATGACAGTAATGCTTCTAATAGTAATTGTGACTTATTGACAAGCTGGAAGAATAACGGAGGATTAAATACAGATATTTCTATTACAGTATCTTGGGGTGGTGGTGGCTACTCAACTACTGATATATTGATGATTTGTGTTGACTATGACCTTGGTTATGTCTGGTTAGGAAAAAATGGAAGTTGGTTACTTAGTGGCGATCCTGACAATAATTCAAATCCTGTCCATACATTTTCAAACAGTACCAAAGAAAAGATATATCCATATATTGCTTTATCTGATGGAGGTGGGATTTATGTTCATTTCGGCCAAGACCCCACCTTTGGCGGAAACGCATCCCCAAGCACCACTTATCCTGGCGCTAGAGGCATTGGCGCATTTTATTACCAACCACCAACTGGAGCAAAAGCATTATGCACAGCAAACCTGCCTGACCTTACCCCAACCGTTACTGGTGATGTGCCGCAGGAATACTTTAAAGCGGTCACGTATACTGGGAATGGTACTGGTCAAAGCATTACTGGTGTTGGATTTCAGCCAGATTTGGTTTGGGCAAAAAGGAGGGATACCAGTGCAGCACATGTATTAGCAGACTCAGTTCGTGGCGCTCGTCAAATGCTTTCTCCAAACGCTAGTACTGAAAATCTTTCAGAAGGCTCTGGAAAAACCTTATTAAGTTTTGATTCCGGTGGATTTACTGTAGGAACAGATGGGGACTATTATACATCATTTACAGCAAGTGGAAGTTCTATTGTCGCTTGGTGCTGGAAAGCAGGAGGTGCGCCCACAGCAGATAATACAGCTACTTCTGGCGCTATGAATGCTAATGGGTCTGCTGCTACTAGTTCTAATAGTAGTGTATCAATTAATGGGGTATTACAAAGCAATTACACCCCTGCTGGATCACCTACTATTTATCCAAAGCGGATGTCAATAAATACGGATGCAGGGTTTAGTATTGTTAAGTATGTTGGGGATGGGTCTACTAACAATAGTTCGCCAGCAACTGTTCCATCGGGTCTTTCAGATGTTGATGTTGTACTAGTGAAAAACTTAGATTACGGATCACATCCGAATCAGGCAAATAATGTCTGTAATTGGCAGGTTTATCACAAAAGTTTGTCTTCTAACCATAATCTATTATTAGATGTTGCTAATGCAGAGTATGATATTACTGCGAGTGGTGCCGGTGGAATCCAAATCAATAATGGGAATTTACAACTAATTACTAGAACTGTTAGCCAGACATGGAATGCAAATGTTAATGATTCTGGAGACAACTACATAGCCTACTGCTGGCACAGCGTAGAAGGCTACAGTAAGTTCGGCAGTTACACAGGCAACGGGTCAGCGGATGGGCCGTTTGTCTATACTGGGTTTAGACCTGCGTTTGTAATTTGCAAATGCTCATCCGACACCACCACGACTAATACTAGTTGGGCTATGTACGATAATGCTAGGGATTCCAGTAACGTCATGAATAAAGTTTTGTACGTTAATCAAAATATCAAAGAAGGCTATCGTGGTGACGCTTCTACTGCCGCAACGGACATATACATAGATTTTTTAAGTAATGGTTTTAAAGTTAGATCCACTAAAGAAGAAGTGAATGATTCTGGTGAAACATACATCTTTATGGCCTTTGCAGAACAACCCTTTAAATTTAGCAACGCACGTTAACAGGATAAAAGGATAACTAACTATGTGGACATACAACGGCACTACCATTCGGGTAGGACGATCTTGGACTGATGACAATGGCATTACACATCCGTCAGTCTGGAATCGGTGGACACCAGAATTTAAAACGTCACTTGGAATGGTTTGGGTAGAACCTCCTGCACCACCAGATCCGTATGATGAACGGTTTTATTGGTCAGCTAACAACCCTAAAAGCCTAGACGATGTAAACGTCACAGATGAAGACGGCAATCCAGTATTAGACATGGACGGCAACCAGCAGGTTCAGCAGGGACTCAAAAGCCAATGGATTAGCCGCACCAAACAGACCGCAGGAAGTCTACTTAGCGCCACCGATTGGTATATTGTACGGTTAGCCGAAACCAGCACCGCAGTGCCGCAAGCAGTATTAGATTATCGTGCGTCTGTACGGGCCGCCAGCAACAGCATTGAATCCGCAATCAACGGATGCACAACACTAGAAGAGTTCATGGCGCTCTTTACTACGCCTGTGGATGACGCAGGCAATCCTACAGGGGCATCTGTAATTAACGGCTGGCCAGCCACCTTATAAGCAATATAAGCAATTGTAGAAAAAAAGGCCATTAATGCCCGAAAACTTTGTAAGTATAATCAGTGATTTGGGCGGCACAATGGCCTCTTTGGCCTTCGCCGGATACTTGATTGTTTATTTGCTAAAAGGCTTTGCTGAAGAGCGAAAAATCCACCTGGACAAGGACAGCCGCAATGATGATGAATTGCGCAATTTGATGCGCGAATCCAATGCGGCCCTTATTTCTACAATGCGCGAAACCAACAGTATATTGGCCGAAA